TTCCGATCTAAGTAATAGGCAGCCAAAAACTCCGCATAGGTGTGGGGGGAATGAAATCAAGGAGGTTCGGGAATGAAACCAAGAGAGGGGTAGGAACTGGCGGGATTGTGCAATAATTGCGTGGTAGGAAAAGGAGCGGCGGCGAGCGGGTGCAAAAGTCCCGATCAGCCGCCGTTTGATTTTTGCGACAGAGGTGAGAGATCAGCCGGTGGCGAGTCCTACCATGATTGCGATGAAGACGATGACGAGGCCGAAGACAAGCAGGATGGTAAAGATGCTGGCGCCGGAAATTTCCGAAGGAGGTTCGGGAGTGAAAACGGCCGGGGCTGCCGGTTGAAGATCCCTCTGCTCCGGGGCATATTCACCGGCGATCTGATGGCGCAGGGCTTTCACCTCGGCCAGCAGGGCGTCGCGGTCGGCCTGGGCCTTCGCCTCCTTGTCTCTCTTCTTTCGTTCCTGAATGCTGTGAGGCCAATAGAACAAGAGCAGCCATCCAGCAAGGACAAAAAAAACGGAACTCAAAAAACCATAACCGTAAGACGTCATCTGAATGATCTCCTTCCTTAGAGGGGGCTCGTATTTTTTCTTATTTCCGTGAGCAGGTGGGTGATGTCGTCGGCGCGCTGCCGGCGGAAAGAGGCAATCAGTTCGAGGAACATTTCCGGGGAAGCGTGCCGATAGAGTTGCGGATGCGCCTTGATCATATCGGCGACCAGGTGCAACTCGCCGGAGGTGGGTGAGGCGCGGGCCATGACATCCTTATTAGAGAGCAGGTGCTGCAAGCCGGGCGGGGCCAGGCCGGGGTAGCGGCGGTCGAAATTTTCGGGGCTGACGCTCCATTCGAGGTACTGTTCGACGGTCATCTGATCCATCTCTTTGCCGAGTTGCTGAATGCCATCGAGGGTGGAGGCAACCGCTCGCGAGATTTGCTGCCGTGCCTCTTCGGTCAGGAACATATCGCCCATGCCCCACGCCAACCAAGTGGGGTTGACTTTATAGCGGTTGCAAATTGCGTTAATTGTTTTCAGACTTACAGTTGCCTTACCATTTATTATATCATTAATAAGAGACTGCGGGACGCCAGCCTCACGTGCAAAGCGCGTTTGACTAATACTTAACTTTTCTATCAATAATGAGATACGGCTCCTGAGGCCGGGATTGGTGGACATCTATCAGGAGTAATCTGTTTTGCTATTGACATCAATCGAAAATGGTATTAACTTAACAGCGTCGAGAAAAAAGTTATCAAGATAGTCAAAGATGAAGCTGACAGAAGAAGACAGATTACACCTGCGAATCGCGAGACGGAAGGCTTTAATTCGTAATGCCGGAAAGACTTACGCTGATTTCGGTTGCCCGACGGTGATCAGTCTGGCGATCCACGAGAAGCGGAAGACGGTGAAGGTGCGGCGCCGGATCGCGAGGAGGCTGCGGGTGCGGTATGGTGATTTCTGGGGCGACCACACGAAAATCGCGGCGTGAAAAAATATACTATCAGAAAAGCGATAAAGCAAGTCTGAGGCGGGGTTGGAGAAACAAGAACAGCGCAAATATTAGACTTACGAGAGTTATCCACACGACTGCAAACTTCGCAGTCGCAAGATACTGAACTTAGGAGAATCTGATGGCGAATGAACCAATGAAGACGGAGCCGCAGGCGGTGATGATGGCGAACGCGAAGCCGATGGCGGCGATAGATGAAAAAGTATGGGATGCGGTCGCGCAGGAACACCGGACGATCACGCAGGACATGATCGACATTTTTATCCGATGTCAGAATGATTTCGTGCTCGCGGAGCATGTGCGCGCGCAGGCGCTCTACTTCATCCTGAAATCCCGGGCATTTTTGGTGGGCGGGTATACGCGGTTCGAGGATTATGCGAAGGCGGAATTCAATTTACCCGCCCGCACTGCTTTTCTGATGGTGAGCCGAGCTGAGAAGCGACTGCTCCTGCAGCAGAGCGCGCAGGCGAACGGGCACGACGGCGAGGCGGTGATGAATGCGGTGGCGAATCTGAATGTCCATGTGCGGGCGGCGATTTACCGGATGACGCCGGATGATTTTTCCACCGCGCTCGACGAGCAAACATGGGTGGCGCCGGACGGGAGAGAACTGGCCCCGTCGGAAGTGGTGAACGAGTTGGCGGTGGATCTGATGTCTGAGAACAAGCGATTGAAGAAGGAGAAGAGAGACGCGGCGGAGGTAGTGGACGAGCAGCAGAAGATGATTGCCCGATTGGAGTCGGACATGAATGCCGGGCAAGAAGCAATCATCGGCAGTCTGACGGTGGAGAAAAAGAAGCTCGAGGAAGAACTGAGAGCGGTGAAGGAGAAGGACGCGCAGGCGCACCGGTCGAAGGAACGGATCGAGCAATTGCGCAAGGAACTGGCGGAGATTTACCGGGTGTTGGACGGGTTGATTCCGCGCACGGAAAAGGAATTCGAGGCGCGGGGAGACGACCCAATCATGCACAGCGCGGCGGCGATCTGTCACGAATTCGGGCCTAAGTTTTTGAACCTGGCGCGCTATCACAGTCACTTGTTTGCGGCGGCGGTGCCGGAATCGGAGATATAACGATGAAGTGGAAGGAATGGAAGAAAGAGTACGGAGATCTGGCACGGGAATTTCGTCGTTTTGGAGACGAAGATTCAGCGTCGGAGTGCGAAGAGCGGGCTGGCGAAGCGGACAAATTTCGAAAACTCCGGCCTCGGCAATTGGTCAGAAAAATCAAGATCGAGCTGATCTTGATGCACTGGCGAGCGGTGGCGAATAGGCGTGAACAGGTGATCAGTCAGGCTGTGATTTTGCTGCAAGCCGGGAATAAGCGAGATGCACTACGCCTGCTGGAGGTGGCCGATGGGAGAGAGAATGTAAAGGACATGGACGCATTCAAAAAGGAGATGCTTGAAACCACGCTGCAGGCCACACGTGCCGCAGTGATAAGCAGGCTTCATCGCGAGCACGGTACGATCTTCATTCGGTCGAAGGGGTTTGTGCCGGCGACGGAGTTTCAATCGTTGTTTGGCTAAGAGTCCGGGTGGCTCCCGGGTGATCTTCGGCACCGGGGACGGTCAGGAGATCTGGTTATGCGGGGTAGAGCAGCGGCAGCTCGCGGGGCCCATAACCCCGAGGTCGGAGGTTCGAGTCCTCCTCCCGCTACGAAGAAGGAAGCAAGTAGGGAAATCCAAGTCAGACGGAAAACACATTCTAAGCGCGAAATGGGGCTGAGATCCTTCAGCTCGAAGACGAGCTTCAGGATGACAAGATGACGCGGGAAGAGATAAGAGCGGAGTTGGCGCCGTCGGACGAGAGACCGGGCTATTTGCGGGACGGCTATCATTTGGAATGGACTCTCATCCGGAGGCAGCATGATTATCCGGGTGGAACCTGGCGGTTGCGAAAGCTGTTGGTATGGCCGTGGGATTTGTTGCTGACTGGCCATACTAAGCAGAAGTGGGAATGAATGCCGAGGTTCTGGACTCCTGACCCCTAACCCCGGCCCTTCCCCCATAAGTTATAGGGGAAGGGAGAAAGAGCAGAGGGGGAAGGAGCAGATAGGGGAAGGGGGAAAGCCAAAATCCAAGTCAGAGCCCGAGAGGTTCTGGACTCCCGCGAAGACGCGGTGTCCAGAATGACAGTTGTTTTTTTACAGGAGCTGGGACATGAAGACGGAAGAGTATCAGCGGCGGGCGTGTGAACTGTCAATGGCGTACGGATGTTTAGAAGAATGGCACAAGGCGGAATTCTGGAGCGGGATGAGCTGTCTGAGTATGTTACCGCCGGACGTGGACGTGCCGGCGGCGATTGCGCGCAGAGTCGAAGAAACGGAAACGGAATTAAAAGCGGTGCTGCGGGATCTGCGGAAAGAATTCTCTCAGATGAGTTCGGCGGAGCAACTGCGGCATACGAAGGCGGGCGGGATGTTGGGAATTCAGTTGTGAGCTACGGGCACAAGCACGGGCGGTTGCAGATCGTGACCGAGGTGCTGTCGGACTGGTCGCACAAGGGCACCGGCCGGGTGTACCGGAGAAAGGTGCGGCTGACCTGCGGGCACGTCGTGGCGCAGACCGGGAATAACATCCGGGGCGAGAACCGGTTTTGCAGATGTCATATCTGCCGGATGCAGACCCCTATCCCCGGGCCTTTCCCCGACCCCATCCCAGCCTTCCCGACCCCTATCCCCGGCCCTTCCCCCATAAGTTATAGGGGAAGGGAGTGAACATGACGCGCATGAGTGACTATCGGGAACGGGCGCTCCGGCTGGCGCGCATCTATGACGATTTGCAGGAGTGCGGGAAGTCGCAATACTGGGAGAGTCTCGGGCTGAGTATTGACCCCCATCCCGCCTTCCCCCACCACGTGGAGGAAGGAGAACTTGATGACAGTGATCTGCGGCGGGCGGAAGGCGACACGGTGAGTCGCTTAATTCACAGAATTGTGATCCTTACACGGGGCCGCGCGCGGCTCGACGCGGAGCTGACCGCCTGCCGGGGTCATTTGATCGGACTGTGCCGGAGCAAATTGACACCGGAGATGATGCTGAAGGGGCGGAACAACTGACACGCGGACACGCTGAAATGCTGACATCAGAATATCCGGTCATAGCCACGAAGCTGAGATCCTTCAGCCATAAGAATGGCTTCAGGATGACAAATGAAAGAGAGACAGGCTTCGGGATGACAAATGTCTGAACGACATGATCTGACGCTGTTGTATGCGGAGCTGCGGACGAAGCTGGCGCAATTGCCGGCGCGGGATCTGAAAGGAGGCCGCCGCCGGCTGTTTGCGGAGTATGCGAAGTTCGGCGTGCGGCCGGGGAGCTACTATAAGTTTACGCGCACGCGCGGGGGAACCCGGCGGAGCGATGCCGGACAGATGCGAAAGAGCGATCACTGGCAGCCGGTGATCGAGCAGGTGTTCGCGATTCAGACGCGGATGAGCGATTTCGAAGCCGGGCGATGGACGAGTGCGGAGACGGCGCTGACGGAAGCGGCGAGGTGCGGGCTGATTCGGTTGAAGGATGAAGGCGGAAGGATGAAGGATGAAGCCCGAGAGGTTCTGGACGCCGATCATCAGAATGATCGTGTTCAGAATGACAGACCGGTTTTGAGTGTGCGGAATTACAATCAGTGGGTGAAGAAGCTCAGGTTGAAAGTGCCGCGCGGGTTTCACCGTTTCCAGGCGGAATACTCGAACCAGGTGCACCAGTTCGACGTGTCAGGTGCGACCAGTTTGCAGGTGGTGCAGGAATTGGACGACGGCGATTTTTTATTGATGCGCCGGCCGCCGCGGGAGAGGTTATCGAAAGTCCAGAGGAAAGCCGGGTGGCGGCTGTGGATGGGCGGGTTAGTGGACGATTACAGCGGCGTCTTCGGTTTTCAGTATTTCGTGGCGGCGGGAGAAGACAGCGCGAGTTTGCGGATGCTGTTGGACCAGATGTGGAGGGGGTTAGATCCGGAGTTCTGTCTAAGGGGACTGCCGGATATTCTCTATGTGGATAACGGCAGTTTCGCGAAGAACAGCGAGAACATTCCCTATCTCTCACAAGAGATGGGTGTCGGCGTCGAGTTACAGACGGCGCTGCCGTATAATGCGCGCGCCAAGGGCAAGATCGAGCGGCAGTGGCGCACGGTGAAATCGAATTTTGAAACGGCGTTTCTGTCGGATTCAAAACCCGAGTGGAAATTGTCGGACGTGAACCGGATGGCCGTCCAGTGCTGTATCGAGTTGGCCAGGCACGGGCACCGTTACGCATCAGAATCGCGGGCGACGGTGTACCAGGCCGGGTTCCGGAGTCCGGCCCGGATTCCGGCGGATGACGCCCTGGCGACGGCCCACAAGATCTTCAAGCGGCGGGTGGATGGGAGTGGTTTGCTGACGCTGGACAATGTGATCTACGAAGTGCCGCTGGAGTTCCGCAGCCAGACGGTAATTGTCTATCGGAATGCGGGGGGAGCAGTGGTGATCGAATCGCAGATCACGGGACAGAGAGTGGAAGCAGAGGTCTGGCAGGGGGCGCATAAGTTCGGGGAATTCCGGGGAGCGAGCGAGACCGAGATCGAGCGCACGGCGAAGTCACGCGAAGCCGGGGAGTGGGGACGCACACAGCATCCGTATTCTGAAAGGATGAAGGATGAAGGCGGAAGGATGAAGGTCGTGCCGTTCATCGCGGCGGACAAGGAAGAATCGAAAGAGAGCCCGTTTACGGAAGCGGCGCGGTTTGCGGACCCGATTGACGCGAAGAAGTGGGTGGCGCGGGAATTGGGCATCGGGCTGTTGGCGCTGAACGAAAAATATCCGACGCTACGCGAACAGCTGAATCAGTTATTGGGCCGGACGTTAAACCGGGAGGAGATAGCCGCGTGGATAGAGGGCGCGCGGGAACAGATTTACGGCGGCGAAGATCTCGCCGCAGAGCAAGGAGCTGGGTGGTGAGTTGGCAGAGAGAAGCGGGATTGAAATACAATCCCTTCGACACGGCGATCAACAGCGCGGAGGACGTGTTTGAATCCTCCGACCTGTTGCACGTGCAGGAGAGCGTGATCGAGTGCGTGAACGAGCGGCAGCTGCTCTTGATCGTCGCGCCGGCGGGCGGCGGCAAGACGACGACGGTCTATGATCTGTTGGCCGACGAAGCGCACCGGCAAGGCAAGCAACTGCTGCTGGTGCGGGATTTTACTTTGACCTATGAAAAGCTGCGCATCGGGCACATCGTGGAAGCCTTGATCCAGGCGATCTTGAAAGCCTCGGGCTCCAGCGAGCACGTGAAGCGTTCGGCGAATGGCCGCTATTACCAGTTGCAGCGGCTGTTAGGCGAGTATGCGAAGAGCCACGAGGTGGTGCTGGTATTGGAAGACGGGCACGTGCTGCCGGGGCAGCTCTTAGTGAATCTGAAACGATTGCGGGAACTCCGATTTGCGATGCACGAGCGGTTGCTCTCGGTGATCGTGTTAGCGCATCCGCAGATAGACGCGGAGTTATTGGAAGCGCGCGAGGTGAAGCTGCGGACGGAAATCGTGCGGATGCACGGCTTGTCGAGCGAGGAAGTGCGGGAGTATGTGGCCTTTAAATGCGCGCGGGCCGGAGCGGACATCAACAAGCTGGTGACGAAGGACGCGCTGAACGTGATCGCAGGCGCAGTGCGCTGGCCGCAGGACGTAAACCGCGTGCTGACGGAATTATTACGCGCGGCGGTGGAGATCGGCGAATTGCCGGTTTCGAAGGAACTGGCGTTGAAGCACTGCGGGCAGATGAGCAGTCTCGGATCGTTGCGGCTGCTGGCCGGGAAAACGATACCGGAAATCTTATCGTGGCTCAAGGGCGAGAAGCAGATCAAGGTGGACAAGTACGTGCTGCGGAGATTGCTGGCCGGGCAGGATCCGAGAGTGGCGGGCTTGAAGGAAGCGGTGAAGGAATTCCTCCTGCCGTTTGCGGCCGGGCAGGCGGCGTTGTTTGACGAGACGCGCACGCGGTTGACGAAGACCCAGCAGGTGACGATGGACAAGATCCTGCTGATGCTGGCGGATTTCAACTATGATTTAGACTGGGCCGGGCTGGCGGAAGCGACGGAATTGCGGCCCTCGCGGGTGCATCAGATTTTGATCACCGCGTCGGATCCGACGGATCTGGAATTATCGGCGATTCACCGGGAAGTGAAGAAGCTGCACACGGAATTGAAGCGGGTGCGGAAGGTGGCGTGAAGACCCCTAACCCCGGCCCTTTTCAGACCCCTAACCCCCTGGCCCCCTTTCCCCATAGGATATAGGCAAAGGGGGAGATCAGAAGAAGAAAGCAATGCAGATTGAGCAATTATTAGAATGGGCGGAGGAGGTGAAGGCGACGGTGGTGGACTCGCCGTTCGGGAAAGCGATTATGCTGCCGGGCGGGCGGATGTATATCGTCGCCAACCCGGACACGCGGATGGTGGAGATTCACTTGCGGCTGGACGTGCCGCTGTCGGAACTAAAGCTGCTGGGGAACAGCGGCCGGTTGAATATCGGGGAGTGGCTGGAGCGGGTGCATCCGATCGGGGACTGGCGGAAAGAGAACACTCTGAAACGCTGACATGCCGATGACAGAATCCCGACGGGAGACGGACGCGATGCTGCTGATTCCGGCGCGGATGCTGACGATGGGGCCGGTGTGCTGTTTTGTTTATTTGCTGGTGCAGAAGCAGGAGATCAGCAGCCTGAAAGATCTGGAAGTGCATGCGCGGGCGAGCAGGAGCAGTCTGACGGATGCCGTGCGGCGGCTGGTGGAGACGGGGTATCTGGAAGAATATAAACCGCGGCGGCGGGGGGGCGGGCGAGCCTTGCGGATAAGATTTACACGGTCGTCGCATGAGGGTGCGGCGGCGTGAAAAGACCCCTATCCGCAGACCCCTATCCCCGACCCTTTCCCCATAGGAAATGGGGAAAGGGAGGAAGAATGGGGAAGGAGCAGAGTGGGGAAAGGGTGAGCGTGGGAGAAACAAAAAGCGAGCTGGGAGACAGGAAGTGAGGTGGCAAAGGGAAGAAGCGGACAGTCCGACAAACCGACAGGCCGACAGAGTGGTTTTAGCAAATTAATTAAGCTCTTTGAAAGACTGGCGACGGCGCGGATCAAGATCGAGGAATTCGAGAAGATCCGGAACCAGCGGAAGACCGAGGCCGATCAGGCATTTGAGACGGCGGCCAAACCGCACAAGGATGTACTGGAGGAATTCGAGCCGCAGGCGGAAGCCCTCTGCGAAGCGCATCGCGATCAGATTTGCGGGGAGAAGAAATCGGGGATCGTGGGACCGGTGACGGTGTCTTGGAAGAGCGGCCCGCCGATTCTGTTGACGACGAAGGGCGAGGAAGTGGACACAGAATCGCTGCTGGACGCGGTGATCACCCTGGAGCTTTCCACGCGGTCGGGGAAGTTGCGCGAGAAGATCGAAGCGTGCATCGAGCGCAAGCCGAAGCTGCGGCTCAGCGAGCTGAAGAAGCTCGACGAAGAGACGCTGGAGCGGTTAGGCGTGAAGCTGGCGTCGCGGGAGCAGTTCAGTTGGAAGCCGAATGCGGAAAGGTGAGGCCGACCGAAAGGATGAAGGCGGAAGGATGAAGGATGAGGCCAGCCGCAAGTCTCGTCCTTCGTCCCGCTCGCTTGCTGATCCGGCGCTGTGGCACGTGGTAGAGATGCTGGTGAACGGTGAGATCCGGGTGGCGCTGGCGAAGCTGAAAGAGTTCGTGGCCGGGGAAGATTATTTGATGCAGCACAGCCATGCGAATCAGATCCGGCGGATAGAGGAAGTGTTTGCGAGGTTGACGGGCCGGGACGCGTGGCCTACGGATTTTCAGCCGTCGGAACTTATCCATTGGCGGGGAGTGCTGGGCGGGATTCTGCATAGCTGGCCGTTGAAGTTCGCCATCGAGGATCTGAACGCGACGGCGCGGGACAAGCGGAACCTGCTGTATTATCTCACCGCGGAAAAGGGACAGCGCGCCAGCCGGTGGGACATGAAATTATGCGACCACCGGGAAGCGAAATGGCAGGAAGAAAAGTCGCGCGAGCGGCTCGAGGCGCAGGAATTCTTCGGGGACATGGATCTGCCGGTGAATAAGGTGAAGCCGGAATGGGTAATCAGCTGCGAGCAGCAGATCGTGATTTACGAAGGGATACTGACGCAGGAGAGTTTGAGCGCGGCGGACCGGCGGATGTATGAGGGCTATATTGAGAAGATCAAGCAGCAGTTTGCGCAGCATGGGTTTTGAGACCTCTATCCCCGGCCCTTTTCAGACCCCTATCCCCGGCCCTTTCCCCATAAGATATAGGGAAAGGGAGGAAGCTCAACCCCCATCCCGACCTTCCCCCACCACGTGGAGGAAGGAGAGATTTTAATCGGAAAGACAAATGCCAGACGATAGGACTCCGTTGACGGTGCAGAGGTTTTTTCTGCTGACAAAATACTGGCGCGGCGAGCATTTCACGGCGGCGGCGTTGTGCTATTCGAGCAACGCGGACGTGAACGGCAAGGATAATCTGCCGACGGCGGACGAGCTGAAGCTGATCGAAGAGTTCTGTGTGGAGTGTCTGGATCCGGTCCGGCGGGCGTGGGGAAAACCGCTGGTGGTGACGAGCGGGTTTCGGGATCCGGAAGTGAACGATCTGGCCGACGGCGTGGCCACGTCCCTGCACCTGTGCCAGAAGGGCTGTGCGGCGGATATAAGGCCGCAGGGCAACGATCCCGACGATAACGTGCGGTTATGGCTGTGCATCGCCGATTGGGGCTTGAAGGGCACGCCCGTGCCGTTATTCGACGAAGTGATTCTATATCAGGGGAGAGTGCACGTGGGCTGGCGGAGAGCGGGCCGGATGGGGGAATTGCTGGAGCGAGTGAATGGCAAGGATCGGGCGGTGACGGTGGGGGAGATGAGGCGACGCCTCAAAGGATGAAGGATGAAGGCGGAAGGCGGAAAGGATAAAACACATTCTAAGCGCGGCACGGGGGCTGAGATCCTTCGCTGCGCTCAGGATGACAAGTCAGGGAAAGGAGCTGGGGAATGAATGGTTTGGTGATTGGCGGAACGATCATGCTGTGGAGTGCACTGTGCGTTCTGGCCGGATGGAAGGCGCGGGAGTATTTTCACGGTACGGATCATCGCGCGGGGCTGGCGGAAGATTTTGATTTTACGAAACTGCGCTCGGCCACAATGAATTGTGGCCCTACGTCCGAGGTGCGTCATGGATAATCTATGGTTCTGGCCGCTGGTGGTGGTGATCGCGGCGGGATTGACGGTGATGGTGCATCCGCTGCTGAAGAGACGATGAACAAGCATGCGGACGATTTACAAGTATCCATTGCCATTGCCGGTGATAGGGGATGAGATTATCATCGAGGCTCCGATCAGACGCATACTGCTGGTCAATGTCCAACGCAATCAGCTTTATCTCTGGGCGGAAGTAGATACGGATCGGCCAGCTTTAAGGCACCATTTCCGGATAGTCGGCACGGGGCACGAACTGACTTTCCCCACAGATTGTCCTATCGGCTCGGTGTTGTCAGATGAAGGGAAATTCGTGTGGCATGTCTTCTATCTGGGCACGTCGGGCAGGTGCCCCCAAGATGAAAACCCGAGAGGTTCTGGACGCCCGCGCAGACGCGGTGTCCAGAATGACAGCGTTTAAGGAATCGCTACCCGCGTGCACGATTCTGGAGGGGGATTGCCGGGAGTGGCTGAAGCAGATTCCCGATGGGGCAATTGATCTGGTGATCACGGATCCGCCGTACAACATGGCGTATCAGAGTAACCGCCGCCAGAACGGCCGGAAGCTGCCGAAGATTCACAATGATAATTTGGACAAAGTGGCGTGGACGAATCTGATGTACCAAATCGCGCGCGAATGCAGAAGAGTGCTCCGTGATGACGGCCATGCCTATGTATTTTGCAATGCACAAGATCAGGGAATGATGCTGAGTATCTGGGGTGGCACGGGGCCGTTCCGCTGCGAGCGGGAGATTGCCTATGTGAAAGGGGTCGGCACCGGCAGCCATAACGGGTTCCGGTCCGGCTGGGAAAAGATCCTCTTCCTCAGACCCTTATCCCCGGCCCTTTCCCCGACCCCTAACCCCGGCCCTTCCCCCATAGGTTATGGGGGAAGGGAGAGACAACGGCTGAAGGGTCATCCGTCGGATGCGATCTGGGTGGGGCGAACGGTGAAGACGCACCAAATTTATCCGGCGCAGAAGGATCTCGTGGCGCTGGCGGAGATGATCAAGTGGTCGAGTGACGAAGGGGACGTGGTGCTGGATTGTTTTGCGGGATCGGGATCCACCGGCGCGGCGGCGCTGAGCGAAGGCCGGAAGGTGATCCTGATCGAATCGAATAAAGCGGCGGCGGAATTGTGCCGGAAGCGGATGGGGATCTACACGGAAAACGTGAAATTTGAAATTTGAAACTTGAAAGCGGGAAGATGAAAGCCGAAGTCATAGACAATTTTTTGGCCTCCTTGACCGATGAGCAGTTGCGGATTCTGCTGGAGATCGAGGAGAATCCGGGTATTGACGATCTGCCGGGGGAGGACGCGGCCAATTATTTGTACAACGAACTGATCGAGAGAGCGGGTGGCTGATGAAGAAAGGAAGTAAGCCAGCAAATCCGAAATCCGAGTCAACCAGGAAGAACTTCGTGCTGGGAGAGCATCATCTGGATCTGGCGGGGTTCATCCTGCGGGAGAACGTGCCGACGGATGAGCAGATCATTGCCTTCATGCAGCGCTTACGTCCGGGTCTGACCGGCAAGAATCTGGAGTCATGGATTTGCAAGCTCATCGAGGATCTGCGGGAGAAGAAGATCGTGCGGGACATCGGGAGAGTGGGAGAGCAGAGATTCCTGGTGCGGCCGGGGAAATATCTTCCGGCGGGGATTTGCAAAAAGTGCGGGTGCACGGAGCGGTTCGCGTGTAAGGGAGGCTGCTCGTGGGCGGATAAAGAGCATCGGCTGTGCACGAGGTGCGAGTAATGGCTTTCCCTTTTCCGAAGATCATCTGCCTTTGCGGATCTACACGCTTTACCGATCAGATGCTGATCAAGGAATGGGAACTGAGCAAGCAGGGGTTTATCATTTTGTCCTGGTGCGCCTTGCCGGATTCCTACTTCGGACAGAACGACAAAACGCATGTCGCTGATCGGGAGGGCGTCAAAGAGATGATGGATGAACTGCACAAGCGGAAGATTGATCTCTGCGATGAGGTCCTGGTGCTGAATATCGGCGGCTACATCGGCGAGAGCACCCGCAGCGAAATCGAATATGCCCAACGGAAGGGAAAGCCTATTCGCTATCTGGAGGTGGCGTGAAGACCCCTATCCCCGGCCCTTTGCAGACCCCTAACCCCGGCCCTTCCCCCATAGGTTATGGGGGAAGGGAGCAGAAGTACGTGGAATTTGCGGGGCTGTGCGGGATGTACGGGTGGGAGAGAGATCGAGACCGGGAGAGCCAGAGACCGGGAGACCCAAAGAGCTTAGATCGGTACTGCTTGAGACGAGAGGCAGCGCGGATGGAGATTACGCGCGCGAACGTGGAGAATTGGGACACCGAGATGATGGTGAAGATTTTGAAGCGCGGGTATGTGGAAGCGGATCCGCGATATGGGAATGCGACGGAGATGAACCGGCCAGTGATGCCGAAGCTGGTGCCGAGTGCGGAACTGGCCGCGATCGTGGGGCCGAAGCCGCTCAGGATGTCGGACGCGACGGTGAAAGTGTGGGAGTATATCAAGGCCAAGGATTTGCTGGTGGATGGGGCGCAGGGACGATACATCCAATGCGATCAGACCCTCGCGGCGATCATGCTGAAGGGCGGGTGCGAGGAACACGAAAGCAGTTTGCGGCAGCTCAGCGCGGCGCTCAAAAGGCATTTAACCAAGGTGGACAAAACGAAATAGGAGCTGGGGAAGATGATTGTCACGGAACATTGGTCGCAAAAGAGCAGTCCGCATAATCCGAAGCTTGAGCCGAAGACGCAATATATCCACGTCACGGCCCTGGTGACGGACGCGGAGTATATTGATCTCTATCAGCGGTTTGAGCGGAATCATCCGGTGTCGGTGAAGATCTGTGGATTCAAGTATGAGGGCAAGATCAAGGGCTCGTTTACGTCGCGGCACATGTCGAAAGGGACGCTGGAGCAATCCGGGATCCGGGAACCCATGCGGCAGGTCGCCTTTGAACTGCGGATGCCGCTGCCGGGGGGAGAGTGATATGGGCGGTTACATCGAATACGAAAATGGCGAGAAAGAACTGCAAACGTTTGCCACGCGGGAAGAAGCCGAGGCTGCGATGCGGAAGCTGGAAGGTCAACCGGGAATCAAGCAGACGACGGTGTACGGTCCGCAGAATGTGGGTGACGTGGTGACGATGCGCGACGGCACCCGGTATGAAGTGCGGGCGGATGGTTGGCGGAGGGTGAAATGATACCGATCATTCCGCTGCGAACTTGGAACCGCCTCATCGAGATCGGATGTCTGCGCGGAACAGGAGAGGATGGAATCGGGGTCGTGCGCGATCTGACAAGCCTACAAGAATTGAACTATGGGGTTAATAACGGCCAGAAGGTGGCGCGCGGCCAATGATCGGGGCGGCGAGGAGAGTGCCGACGGGGCGGAAAACATCGCGAAGTGGGTCCTCGGTTCAGACCCCCCCCGTCCCCCCCGCGGGCGCGGAGGGGAGATTGCGGGCTCGGATTTTCATATTGTGCAAGGAGTTGGGGTACACGGACGAGACGCGGCGGCTGGTGGCCGGGAGTTGCCGGGCAGACAAGCGCGAGAGCATGCAGGGAATGAGCGCAGTTGAGCTATGGCGGATGCTGGAAGTGCTCAGCCGCGAAAAGCTGAAAAGCCGACAGGCTGAAAAGCTAAAAACAGACGAGCAGCGGGTCGAACGGCTGAAGAAGCACCGGCGGGTGGAGGATGACGGGAGCGAGTATGCGAGCGAGCGGGCGCGGCACTGGCTCCGGATCCAGGCGACGGTATTGTGGGGGCCGGAGGAGTGGCAGGAAAAGCTCGGCAAGTTGATTTCGCGGATGATGCCGAAGCCGCCGCCGAAAGAAGCGTGGGAAGTGTCCGGGGGAGGGGACGAGCAAGACCCAAAGACCCAAAGACCCAAAGACCCAAAGAGCGGACGGTTTGTGATTCCGTGGGACAGCGAGCGGTTTCCGAGGAGACTGCACTGGGAAGTGACGGAAGCGGTGAAGCAGATGATTATCCGGGCGGCGCGGGATCCGGGGAGTGCGGTGAATGTGCGGAGACGGAAGGCTGAAGCTCAGACCCCTATCCCCGGCCCTTTCCAGACCCCATCCCAGCCTTCCCCATAGGTTATGGGGAAGGAGCAGAGTAGGGAAAGGGAGTGACAGACTCCTATCCGGCTTCGCCACCTTTCCCCATAAGTTATGGGGAAAGGCCGGGGAGGAGGCATGAAAATTCAAGATGTCGGGATTAGACGAGGTTAGGCGGTAAGTATGCAGGATTGAGACGATCTTTCGCGCGCGCGGGAGATTTTTTTTGTGTAAAGTGAGGACGTACACCCTCAACCGTTCTGCCGCCGTGGCACCCAGCTCGCGCGGCGGCGGGGCGGTGCTTTCAGGGAAAACGAAAAATGAAAAATGAAAAATAAGACTCCTATCCCAGGCCCTTTCCCCATCGTATGGAGAAAGGGAGCGATGTTGATTCTGTTTTTGTGTTTGAGCGTTTTGGCGTGGGGGCAGCAGCGGCATGACCCGCGCGTCGCCACTACGCTTCCGGTGGATCTGGATACGTCCGGTTTCCGCACCGGCACGAATTACGGTCACACCAGTTTGGCCACCTGGGTACGAACATCGGGGGGCGGAGGTGAAGCGGACTGGATCGGATATATACACGAGACATCTGACAGTATCGCCCGCGCGGCTACGCGCTGGGGGACGCGCGCGGATTCAATTAGTCAGTATGTGTGGCTCTCAGTAGATACGTCGCGCATGGATTCTATTGTTCTGCGAGCGATTATTTCAAATATCAATGACCCGGACGGAGGCTCGGCGCAGGACAGTACTGGCCATGTGATTTTGTTTCAGCCAATCACCAATGCGTGGAATGCAACCACGTTTGGGGCTACATCGCATAGCGCAATTTCAGGCTTAGCCTCACAAGTTCCTGCCCGGAAAGACTGTACCCGTACCTTTGCCGGGCCAGCCACGATCAACGGAGCGTCGGCGCAAGGGTCGTTCAATTATACGGGTTTGGGAGATGGCGACACGGTTGTTATTCGGTTTGCAGAGGGATCGGATGCGCTCGCCTATGCAGATTCGATATTGCGCTTAGTGACTTTCCTGCCCTTGATTGCGCAGACGGTTTGCGGCTATGACTTTGAGGCGGACTCGTCGGATTCAGATGATACGCTGCAATATTTTCAGTTGCAATATCTTGCGGCGGAGGTTTACTGGTCGGACTTGAGCACTCCGGACACGGTAACGACGGTGCTCAATTTTGCGACCATGACGCCGGCGACGAATTTGACGTTTCCGGTGGACGGGGACGGGGTGTGGCGGCTGATCGTGCACATTCCGGCCGAGTTGAGATTAGCCGGGCATTCGCTGGTGATGCTGGTGCGAACGGAGTGGGGAGACACGGACAGTTTGAGTGCGGCGTATTTGCCCTGGCCGCAGCGGACGGCGAAATCGCCGCTCTACGATGAGACGGGCGCGTTGCAGAGCGCGACGTACGACGTGAAATTTGACACGGTGACGATGGGTTCGGCGCCGTACGTGGTATCGTGGCGGTCGGGCACCGGCGGAGTGGATACCGTGGTGAGCGTGGCGGCCGGCGCGCACGGGTATTATGTGAGCGACGTTCCGACGGCGAATTTGGGCAGCGCGACGTATATCGAGCGCTTCGACCCGTTAGCGAGTTATTGGTGGGACTTTTATTTCCGGGGGACATTCGGGAGCAGCCGGAAGTGGGTGACGCCGTTTTTCGTGCCGAGGCGGCAGTAATGGGAAAGCTGGTGATGGTGGGATTGCTGTGCTTTGGGCTCAGTGCGCAGGCGGAGATCACGGAGCAGCACCTCGGTTACCTGTTCAACGTGCGTTCGACGCGTGACCAGGACAGCGACGGGATTACGGACGCGCGAGAGACGTGGCTGAAGATCTCTACCGAGTATCCGGCGTGGGACACCATGAAGGTTTGTTCGGTTTATACGAAGAATATTGCCACCGCTAACGTCTCGCTGGACTGGGCCGGGAACGAGATGATGTACTGGGATTTAATGCACCGAGATTTCGATACCGACAGCGTGATGGGATCGGACAGCGATGTAGATACGGCGGGTGGATACCGCTATCTGTTGCAAGATATGGCGACCTGGCTGGATGATAATGGATGGTGGGATACGATTACAGTGTGGATTATCGGGCCGGGGATTGCCTTACAGTTGACCGGGGATGGGAATTGCGGGTTGACGAACGCGGGTCAAGGTAAGGTGAAGAGCGTAGATGATGCAATTATTGTTTACCTGGAGATGGGAGTCGAGGATGACGGGCATATCCTGGCCAAAGGCATTCGCCGGCATAATACCGGGATCTGGACGAATCCCTGGTGGAACAGTGGAATCAGTTTCGATCCCGGCATCAAAACCAGTTACCGCGTCTATACGAGCGGGAATTGCGGCACGCCGAGCGGGGGGACGTGCCAGCCGAGATTCATTACCTGTCGTTTGAATGCACCGACGCAGGGGCTGATTGATCTGATGATTGAGCGTGCGGCCTCGGAAGATACGGCGATGACCTGGAATGGGACATCCTGGATTGCGAACGGCTGGGCAGTGATTGACGGGGATTCGGCGAGTACGGCACCCAGCCTGATTTACAGTCGTCCTCTTTATCCGGGCGGAGCGGATTTCCGCACGGACAGCTTTCGGACGGCGATGGTGGATTTATTCGGCTGGAGTAAAATCCTCCGCGATACGATCACGGGCACGGTAGGGCAGAACCCGGATGCGATTGAGCAGCAGTTAGGGATCGGAGCCGCGCAGACGCTGACGACGCCGGACAGCGCGCTCTACTACCATCATCTACATAGCTACAACACTCCCCCGCAGACGACAGACGTGCTGTATCATCTAACCTTCCCGGTGAAGAGCAATGCGGTGTATATTCAATGGGCGAGTTTCGGCTGCCCGTCGCTGTTAGATACGCTGGCGCGCGGCGACGATCAGCCAATGATTATCGAAGCGATTACGAACGGATTTGGCGCAGCTATTGGAGCGTGTTACGAGTCACACTCTTCCGGATCACCGTGGTTCTGGCATTTTCCGGGAACGATGCGCTATGCGGACGCGACGTTTGCGGAGGCGGCCCTGAGCGCGACGGCGAATTTTGGGGCGACGGTACGACTGGGATTTCCGCTGTTGCCCTGGCGGGTGACTCCGGCCCCGGAAGAGCCGCAGCCGCCGCCAGAGCCGGTGCCCTTGCCGCCCGGATTGTTTGCGACGAACCGGAGTATGGCTAATGCGGTGCTGTCTGAGCGGTGGGGGGCGTGGAGAAAGTGAGCGATGCATAAGACGTTATTATTGCCGTGGCGGACGGCGTTGACCGTGATTTCGAGGCTGGATTAGGGATGCGCAAAATTCTCAATCTTCCATTGCGGTTTAATCTCGATCCTGATTTCCAGTTGGAGACCATTATTGGTCAGGGCCTGGAGGCCGGGGCAGACTCGTTTGTGCTGGAACAGTACGCCAACGGGATTCCGTTTTTCGGTCGGCCGGAAGATCCACTGCATCCATACGAAATCGCCTTGCGCACCCGCATACAGACACAGGTAGATCGGATTCAGGAGGCCGGTGGTGAGGTGGGCTTTGCGGCGCAGAACTTCACGAAGAATCCTTACGGCGATGTCACCGCCATCCCGACGCGAACTTATAAAGGCGGGATCGTATCTCTGCGGCAAAAGGTCATCTTATCCCGGGGACAAGTTTATACTCAAGGTGTAGAACTGCCGGAAGATTTTCGCCTCTACGAGGTCTGGTTATACGTGCGGCGCGGCCACGTGCGTCTGGATTGGATGTGGCATGAACAGGAACGGAAAGCGTTATTTTACGCCGGATTAACCGCCCGACCCGTCATCTACCGCCTCACCGTGCATTCCTTAGATCGGCGCGTGTGGGGACTGCGGTTGGCGGCCAGTGAAGATTCGGAAGTGGATTTAGCTATCATACGCGAGCGGGTCCCGCTACCGATTGAACTGAGAAGCGATTCGCAACCTTTATCCGGGTGGGTGAATTTCATCGGGCGGCCGGCTGACCGGGACGAGGCGGGCACCATCGTTCCGGGAACGGGTACGGAATTTCTTCACTGTCGTTCGCCGCGGTTGGAAAACCGTGATGCGAGACGTAAGCAATATCAGATTACTGACCGTATTAAGGAAGCCTTTCCCTCCTGTGATTATTTCCGTGCGAATCTGGACGAAGCCGCCAATGTCGGGTGGGAAGCTACGTTTTTGCGGCAGGAAGTCAGCAGCGGGGCCGCACTGGCTAAAGATTTAGTAGAATTCGCGTGCCACCAATTTGCTCTGACGGGCAGAAATCTGTTAGCGGATGCCGACATGTTTGTGCCCGGTCATAACGGGAACGAATACTCCCGTACCTGTAATCCGCGCAACGGCGGCTTCGCAGATGCGCTGAAATATATTCCCGTGGAAGCGCCGATTGATCTTCTGTATTGGAATGAGATGAAGGATACGGCGGAAGCGCGCGCGCGAGTGGCGGCGGACATGGAGCTGCTGCGGGGTCGGTCGGTGATCGGATGTTTTGACGTGGACGTGGACCAGCCGGCGGATTATTACGAGCCGTTCACGTCGCAGTTGTCGGGGATCTGTTTATTCGGCTGGGATCCGGGGCGGTTTACGGAGAAGCGGATGCGGACGTATTGGGAGCGGTACTGAGAGTGAACGCTGAAACGCAGAAACGCTGAAATGACAGAAAATATGGTAACGATTCCGATCTGGCTCGCAGTGATTCTGATCACCGTGTTGGCGGGCGCGCTGGGCTGGGTCCTGCGGACGGTGTTTCAGGTTCTCAAGGATCACGACAAGCGGCTGACGGAGGTGGAGACCGTGATTATCGAACGCGAGAAAGTCTCCGCTCAGCAGTGGGGCCGGGTGGAGAAGGTGCTGGATCAGATCTGGCACGAGATAAACGAACTCAGGAAGCAAGCGTGAAAAACAAATCGTATCAGCGTTTCCGGCTGACGTCTTTGCTGGTGCTGGGATTTTTCGCGGTGCTGGGCTACGCGCTGTACCTGCGACTGGACAACGTGATCGAGCCGTTGATTACTACTCTGACGGCGGCGATGAGCATGGCTTTGGGCATGTGGTTTCACCAGGCGGCGCAGGAGAAGGAGAAGGGAAAGAATGGCGAAGCTTGATCCGGCGGTTTTGCGGCAGAGCACGATTGCGGTGAGTTTTCCGGGCGGCGGAGTATTGAGCCGGGTGCTGGGGTTTTTGATTGCAGTCTATCAGCGGAATTTGGCGCGGAATGAGGACGGGAAGCTGTTGGCCAAGTATCGCGGCGCGAGTCACGTGATGTGGAAGCGACGTGGGGAAGGATTGAACGACTGGTTTTCGATGGAGGAGCGCGGCGGGGTCGAGCGGCCGCTGAAGCCGAAGAAAGGTCAGCGAATTGTGTACCTGGAGATCGCGGACGAGATCCGGACGCTGCTGACTCCGGAAGCGTGGCGCGGCGGAGAAGAGGAAGCGGATTGGATGATCGGGCAGGCATACGATGTGCTCGAATTGCCGCAGTTTCTGCTCAATCGTTTTGCGGAGGTGACGGGGATTCGGTTGCGCATAGATGCGGAGAAAGGCACGGTGTGTTCGACCGCGGTGGCGCACATCATCGAGCGGATGACGGATGCGGCGCAGGCGCCGTCGGTCTGGGGCACGCTGATTCTAAAAGACATCACGCCGGCGCATTTCTGCAACCGGCCGGAGACTCTGAAGATTATTGGAGACTGCACGTATTGATCCCTAATCTCAGGCCGCTTTGCTGACCCCTATGCCAGCCTTCCCGACCTATCTTCAGCCCTTTCCCGGACCCCTATCCCCGACCCTTTCCCCATAGGATATAGGGAAAGGGAGGAAGAGGGGAGAAAGGGAGAAAGAGATGAAAAAAAAGTCAACCGCCAAACGTAAACGCCCATCCCGGGAGCCGAAGCGGCCGGTATTGAAAGCGGGCTGGCGGCCGCCGCGGAAGCCGGGGCCGGTGCCTCGCAAGGTGACTACCCCTACCCCGGCCCTTCCCCACCATGTGGAGAAGGGAGCGGACGTTCGGATTGTGGCGCGGCATTCGCCGAAGTGGCACCAGTTCAATGACCAGGCGAGATTGATCTTTGTCGAACAGCACAAACCGTTGTCGGAGATCGGCAAGCTGCTCCCGGTTTCGCTCGCGGCGCTGGAGAAATGGTGCCGCGACGGGCGGTGGGTACAGCAGAGGGAAATGCTGCGCAGCAGTCCGCAGGGGCACGTGGAAGACGTGGCGCTGATGCTGGCGCAGCTGATAGAGAATGCGAAGGCATATGCGCGGCAGAGCAAGAAACTGCCGGCGAATTTCTTTGACGACGTGGCGAAAGGCGCGAAAGCCATTGAACTGCTGCGCGGCGATTCGTTTTTCAATTCGCACCTGGTGCGGGTGCTGGAGCTGTTCAAGTCATTCCTGGAGACGACGGGGAAGAAAGATCTGCTGGACCAGTTCAGCGAGATTCTGAGTCCGTTCACGGTGTATGCGATGAATGCGGGAAAGTGATTGAAGATTCAACCCCTATCCCCGGCCCTTTCCCCACCACGTGGAGAAAGGGAGAAGAGATGAAGATTCCGAAGAAGCTCACTGATCGACAGGCGCTGGCGCGGATTGAGCAATTAGCGGCGCGGATCCGGCGGAGTGCGACGCGGCTGCCGGAAGCGGAGCGCGAGCAGCGGGTGGGGCGCGCGGAAAAGGATTTCTGGTTCTTTGGCAAAACCTATTTCCCGCACTACATGAGCGCCGCGCCGGCGGCGATGCACTACGAACTGGTCGCGAGCTGGCAGGCGTGGGACGAGGTGGAAGTGGACCGCCTGCCGCGCGGATTTGCAAAGACGACTTTGGCACAGATATTTGTGGCCTGGTGCGGAGTGTTCAAGCAGAAGCATTTCGCGCTGTTCATTGGCAAGAGCGACGAGACGGCGGCGGAAACGGTGCAGGCGATTGCGGTCGAGTTCGAAGTCAACGAGAGAATCATTCAGGACTTCGGCGAGCTGAAGACGGCCGACTGGAGCGACGATCGCGGCTACCGGTTGAAGACCGGAATGTGGATGCTGCCGGTGGGACGGGGAGGAGTGATTCGTGGCCGGAAGAAAGGCGCGCACCGTCCGGACCTGGTGATTGCGGATGACTTAGAAGACGAAGAGTTGGTGCGCAATCCGAAGCGCGTGCGGCAGCTTTTGAAATGGTGGCTGCAGGCGGTTTTGAATACGATGGCGGCGGGCGGTAAAGCGATCTGGCTGGGAACGAGCCTGCACCAGAAGAGCGCGCTGGACATGCTGCTGGATCCGGAGTGGGCTTACGAAACCGGGCAGGAACCGCCGCAATGCGTGCGGCGAAGTTATCCGGCAGAAAATCCCGATGGTGGGAGTGTGTGGCCGGAAGTGTGGCCGGATGAGCGGTTAGCGGCGCAACGGGCGAAGATCGGCAGCACGGCCTACAATCAGGAGTACCTGCATAAGGCCGAGATGGCGGGCGGAATGTTCCGGCGGGAGTGGTTTCAGCCCTATACGGAGTCTGAATTACCGCGGGAGGGCTTGGTGACGGTGGGGGCGATTGATCCCTCGGTGAAGAGCAAAGAGACGACGGATTACAAGGCGCTGCTCGTGGTCTCGAAGCATTTGCCGACGCAGAACTATTATCTCCGGCACGCCTGGATCCGCCACGACAGCGCGCTGAGTCTCCTGAAAAAAATGTTTGCGCTGCACGGGTTGTTAAAACCGTTCCTTTGGCTGCTGGAAGCGATCAGCTTTGCGCTCTTGTACAAGGATCTGATCAATCAGCTGTGGCCGCGATTCGGCTTCCGGCCGCCGATGAAATATATTGACCAGCAGGGACTGCCGAAGGAAATCCGGATCCGGAGAATTGAGCCGATCGCGGAAGCGGGACGGATTTACTTTATGCCGGGGCACAGTGATCAGAATCTGCTGATTGAGCAGCTCTGTTATTACCCGAGTCCGGGCATGGCGGACGACGGACCGGACGCGCTGGACATGGCGCTGACTCATCTGGAGCCGATGCGCGCGGCGGTGAAAGCGCGGCCGGCGGAACGGGTGGGCGAGAAGAAGGAGAGTTTTGTGGGGGCGTTGTGAAGAAGGGATGAAGGATGAGGGATGAAGGATGAAGCAGAAAAAGGAAGTGCGACATTTCTATCGCACCCCTGAAAATCATTGAACTTTTTGAAAGGGAAGACGGCGGGCGGAGCCGCCGAATAATCGCATGGCGGTTTTATACGATTATCTTGGGCATGAAGTAAAGCAGTTGAAGGTGCCGACGGAACGGGCGGGGGCCGTGCCTTTGCACCAGCGCTCTTTGTCCACAAGTACGCAGTTTACGACGCCGGCTTCGATCAAGGCGGCGTGGAATGCGGCGCGCAGCGGCGACGTGCGCACGCTGATGCAGTTGGCGCAGGAGATCGAGAATGATCCGCACTGGGGCGGACTGCTGCGGAAACGCAGACTGGCGCTGACGCGCCTGCCGTGGGAGGTGCAGCCCGGAGATTCGCAGAGCACGGACACGAAGATCGTGGACGACGTGCGGGCGATGGTGGCGGGCTTGAAGCTGCGGCACGCGCTGGCGCACCTGCAGGAGGCGATTTTCAAGCCCTTTGCGGTGCTGGAAATTGTGTGGCGAAACGAAGGCAACCAGACGAGCATCGTGGCGCTGGAGAAGCGCCTCGGCACGGAGTTCAATTTCGACTACGCGACCACCGGCGAGCAGCTGCGGCTGATCACGCAGGCCGGAGATACGAAGGGCCAGCCGATCAATCCGCTGCAGTTTGTGGTGCGCCGATCGACGGAGACCGGCTCGCGATTGATGGCGGAGGGTGGGTTGGCAAGAAGTTTAGGCGGAAGATGGCTGTTAAAAATATTTGCGTTGCAGCAGTGGATGCAATGGCTGGAGCGCGACGGGCGGCCGGTGCTGATCGGGAAGTATCCGCAGGGAACGAGTGACGAGAGCATTCGCGCGCTGAAAACGGCTTTGCAATATATCGGCCCGGATGCGGCGGCGGTGATCCAGGATGATATGGAATTCGAGATCAAGGAAGGGATCAAGAATTCCGGGCGAGATGTATTTTCGCCATTTGTGGATAAGCTGGACCGGGACGCGGCGATTGCAATTGTGGGGAATGTGCTGACGAGTTCGGGCAGCGACCAGGGCAGCGGATCGTTGGCATTAGGGCAAGTCCACAAGGAAGTGGAAGACCAGCTCATCGAAATGGACGCGGCCGATTGCAGCGAGATCATCAACGATCAACTGATCAAGCCCTATGTGATTTTCAATTACGGCGAGCAGGAAGTGTATCCGCGGTTCGAGTTGCAGGCGAAGCCGGAAGCGGATGTGAGTGGTGAGCTGACGCTTTTGCAGGGTGCGCAGCAGATGGGCCTGGGTTTGACGGCGGGGACGGTATCGCAGCGGCTAAGAATTCCGCTGGCGCCGAATCAGGATGAAGACGATGTGCTGGTGCCGGTGACGCCGGGCGGATTCTATCCGTACAATTTGAACCCGGACGTGGCGCCGTTATATGATTTGGAACCGACTCCGGTGAACGCCCCGGCGGGCGTTCCGAATCCGCAGAGTCAAGCGGCGCGGGCGAAGATCCGGGAAGCGTTTAAAAAAAAACTCTGAGTTCAGACCCCTATCCTAACCTTTCCCCACAGGTTGTGGGGAAAGGAACACGTCTGCCGAACGATCAGCAGCGGGCGACCCCTATCCCTGCCCCTTTCCCCACCACGTGGAGAAAGGGAACCGCGGCGAGCAGTCTGCCAAAAGATCAGCAAGTTGCCGAGTCGCTCTTTGAAGAATCGTTAGAACAAGGTGCCGATGCATACACGGACTATGCGAAGGAATTGCAGAGGACGGTGCGGCAAGCCGACAGCGCGGAGGCTTTCGCAAGACTATTGCGCGAAGCGACGCTGCCGCGCGGGTATCTCGGTGGCGTGGGGAATGGCGTGTTTGGTGCGATGGCGCTGGCGGCGAATGCGGGGATTCTGAGTGTTCGCAGGCGGCGAAAACACATTCTAAGCAGCGCACGGGGGCAGAGATCCTTCACCGCGAAGACGCGGTTCAGGATGACAAATGCAATGGTGGTGGCGGCGAGTGATGCGATTGTGGAAGAGTATCTGGGACGGAACTGGGAACTGGATTTCTTCCGGCAGCGGGCGTTCGTGATGGCGCACGTGGACCAGCAGAGTATCTTAGACGAGCTGAAGGAAGAGCTGGCAAAGGTGCTAAGTGGCGGCGGGACGTTCACGGATTTTCAGGACAGAGCTTATGAGCTGCTGAGCAATCCGAGCCCGGTGCACCTGGAGATGGTGTACCGCACGAATATTCAGACGGCCTTGAATGCGGGCAAGTTCTACGAAGGCATGGATGCGATCGAAGAACTGCCGTACTGGGAATATGTGACCGTGGGCGATGATCGCGTCCGGCCGGCGCACGCGGAAATGGAAGGCAAGATTTACCGCAAGGATGATCCGGTGTGGACGGTGTGGTTTCCGCCGAACGGCTTCAACTGCCGGTGCAGTGTGGTGGAATGGGATGATTTTTCTTTGAAACAGGAACGGCGCGCGGCGGAAACTGGTGGCACGATTCCGGGCGGAATTGACATCGGGTTTGGACAGAATGCCGCGCTGATCGAGAGCCTGGCCGCATGGGCGAAGCGCGAAAAGTTCATTGAACGGTTCCCGAAAGACTATGGACTCGGGCCCCTATCCCCGGCCCTTTCCCCACAGGATGTAGGGAAAGGGAGTCTCGGAGAGATACGAGATGTGCAGGGACAGATGCGGGCGGTGCCGGAAACGGTGATCACATCTTTGCAGCAGGCGGGACATAAAGCGGCGGCGGAATTTATCGAGGCGACGATCAAAGGACCGGCAGAAATCTGGACACAGCCGGGCGGCGATTACGCTTTTGTGCAGACGTTCGATACCGATGACGGCGTGCGGAGTGTGATTGTGAAGGTGATGGGCGACGTGAAGGACGTGAAGATCGTGAGCGGGAATGCGGATAGCTACCGCAGAGGGGTGCTGCTGTACCGGAAGAATTAACCCCTATCCCCGGCCCTTTCCCCACCACGTGGAGAAAGGGAGGAGGAACAAAAGAGATCCTTCACCGCAGGCTTGCGGTTCAGGATGACAATTCAAGGATAGAGCATTCATGCAAGATCGCAAGCAGATATTCGAGAAGTTCCAGGCGCTGAATGCGCATGTATGCGCGGCTCCGATGGAGACCGCGCCGGATGCGAGCGGCAAGGAGCAGCCGAAGGAATGGGTGCATCTCCTGCAGATCGGCGAGTGGGCTTTGCCGCCGATGATGGGCGGCGCGCCGGTAATCACGGATCAGACGTTCGATCAGATGCTGGCGAATTTCGCGCGTTATCAGACGGACGTGTTGTTCGACTGGGAACACGAGAGCTTGTGGGGCAGCACGCGGGCGGCCGGCTGGATCAGCGAACTGAAAGTGGAGAATGGCGGGTTGTACGGCAAGGTGCGCTGGACGGAGATGGGGTTAGCGGATATTCAGAGCGAAGCGTACCGTTATCTGTCAGCTGCCTGGTCGAACAATTTCACGGACCGGAAAAGCGGCAACAACGTGGGCGCGCGGCTGTTGAGCGTGGCACTGACGAACGATCCCTATTTCATCGAAACACTCGAACAAGAACTATTAGCGGCAAGAGGAGGACAGGAAATGGACATCAAGAAACTCGCGGCACTGTTGGGTCTTCCCGAGACCGCGACCGAAGAGCAGATCATGACCAGTGCGAAGACGCACAAGGAAAATGCCGACAAAGCGACAAGCCGAGAAGCCGACAGCGCGATTCTGGCGGGCGTGCGGCACGAATTGCAACTGCCGACGACGGCGACGCAGGCGGAGATTCTGGCGAAGTTCACGGCTGTGGAAACAGACAAGAACACGCTGGCGGCCCGCGTGAAAACTCTGGAAACCACGGTGGCCGCGGGCGCGGGGAAGTCATTGGTGGACGCGGCGCAGGCCGATGGCAAAATTGTGGCCAGCACGCGCAAGTGGGCGGACGAATTCGCGACGCGGGATCCCGAGGGCTTCAAGACCTGGTGCGCGGGCGCACCGGCGGTGATGCCGCCGAAGGGACCGGTGAGTCCGCCGCTATTGGATGCGAACGGCAAGGCGACGGTGACCAAGGCTGACCGCGATCTGTCCGCGAAGACGGGTCTGAAGGCGGAAGATCTGGCGGCGACGCGCGTGCAGCTGGAGACAGCGGCGGCGTAACCAGACCCCATCCCAGCCTTCCGCAGACCCCTATCCCCGACCCTTTCCCCATAGGAAATGGGGAAAGGGAGGAAGAATGTGGAAGGAGCAGAGTGGAGAAAGGGAGAAAACACATTCTAAGCTAAGCAGGGGGGTGGAGATCCTTCACTGCGTTCAGGATGACAAATAAGGAAAAGGAGAATAGATCGTGGCAGCATTAGCAGCGGATCGGAATACCAAGTCGCGGAATGTGGGAAATTCGCTCAGCCATCCGGTGGCGGCGACGACGGTGATTTACGGCGGCAGCCTGGTGATGCGGAATGCGGCGGGGAATGCGATTCCGGGCGCGGACACGGCGAGCTGCCAGTTCGCCGGCGTAGCGAAAGACCAGGCCGACAACAATCCCGGCGCGGCGGGCGACACGTACGCGCAGTGCTGGACGCAGGGCGAGTTCAAATTCGTCAACGGCGACACCTGGACGATCGCCGACGTGGGCACGGTGGGCTACATATCCGATGACCAGACGGTGGCCAAAGTGGGCACGACCACGAACGACGTGGCGATCGGCCCGTGCATTGATGTGGACAGCGACGGGGTGTGGTTCCGCATCGACGGCTACGCGTTCTAACGCGGCGTAACGGACAGCGTTTTCGATTCAGACCCCTATCCCCGGCCCTTTCCCCGACCCCATCCCGGCCTTCCCCATAGGTTATGGGGAAGGAGAGAAGAGGGGATAAAACACAACAAATTAAACCGGAGACATAGACCGTGATTGTCAATCTGCAGGAAAAACTAAAAGAAGCGATGGTGGCCGTGCTGACCGCCTGGAACGGCGCCATGACTTCGGTGAAGACGACGCTGGCCGAGTGGGTGACGGTGATCCCGTCCACGACGAGCGCCAACAACTACCACTGGGTAGAGCTGCTGGTGCAGATCCGGAAGAAGATCGGCCCGCGCGTGATCGGGAATTTGCGCGCCCAGAAATGGACGGTGGAGAACGAGGAGTACGAAGGCACGTACGGGATCCGCCGCACAGACCTGGAGGACGACAACTTGGGGCTGCTCGCTCCGCAGGCACAGAATCTCTACGGCGTGGCGCAGAACCACTGGGAGAGTCTGGCCTTTCAGGCCGAACTCGACGGATTCAGCAAGGCGTGCTACGACGGCCAGTTTTTTATTGACACGGACCATCCGGCGCTGACGGACGACGGCACGACGGTTTCGAATCACGGCACGGCGGCGTTCGACGATCAAGGCGTGGCGCTGAAAGAGGCCGTGGAGACCTTCTGGTCGATCACGGGACCGTCCGGCGAAGTGCTGGATCTGGAGCCGTACGAGGTGCACGTCGGGCCGTCGAATTACTGGAAGGCGCTGGCCTTGTACGAAAAGTCATCGAAGCCGGGCGGCGCGGGCGAAGACAACGAGCTGAAGGGCCGGTACAAGCCGCGGATCAACCCGAAGTTCGTGGGCGCGTACGCGGCCTACTGGACGGTGCTGGCGCGCTTCCGGGGAACGAACCTCGGCCCGATCGTGGTGCAACAGCGCCTGCAGCCGGAGTTGGCGACGACCATGATCAACCAGAGCGGCGGGAACGACCTGGGAATTCCTTCCGAGGATTACCAGATGTTCAACAGCGGCGACGTGCTGATCGGATCGCGGCAGCGCGGCGCGGCGACGTTCACGTTCTGGGCGCTGGAGTACGGCAGCGACGGTAGCGTGGCGTAGTCGAAAACTTGAAACGTGAAACTTGAAACCTGAAAACAGACCCGAAGAGGGGGAGATGAGTGTTCCTTGCACGGCATTCATCTCCTCCATCCGGGTTTAACCGGGAAACGAAAGATGAGCCTATTGCATCGGATAGATTGGCGGCGCGGTAGCCGAGCGCACAGCCGTGCGGCACTACAAGCGTTGCTGGTGATGGTTGTGCTGGTGATCACGTTTTTGTTCGCCGCGCCCGAGGTCGCGGTGGGGCAATCGCAGGCGGCGACGGAGTGGATCCACAAATACCAGGACGGCGTGCTGGAGAGCGAGACGCTGGTGAACAATGACACGACGTCGGCCGCGTATATCCGCAACCACTGGACGCAATACTGGGCGAGCGAAGGTTGGACATTGGAGACCTGGGGGGATTCGGTGGCGTCGTTCGGGGTAGTGGATACGACGTTCTGGCAGGAGCGACACCGTTGCAGTTCCGATACGACCCTCAGCTTCAGTGCCTGGGCGACGGTGGATACGGTGGTGCTGGCAGCCGGCTTCGGCTCGCCGACGGTGCATTATTTCCAATACCTGAATCCGTTCACGACGTTCAACTGCCTGCCGTATCAGACGCAGTTCCGGGCGGTGACGAAAGATGCGAGCGGCAAGATCAAATGGCATTACCGATTACATCGGTACGGGCCGCGGGGAACGATTACGTACTGAGTTCTCCCTGAAGCTCAATGCAGGGACACTGGATTCGGACCCCTATCCCCCGGCCCTTTCGCAGACCCCTATCCCCGACCCTTTCCCCATAGGATATAGGGAAAGGGGGGAAGAGGCGGGGGAAGGTGCAGATCAGGGAAAGGGGCAGGGAGCAGACGATCACTAACAAACGAAACATGAAACCGATCAAGTTTATTTATTGCGCGAACCGCCTGGGGAATGCCTACCTCCGGGGAGTGACGACGGCCGGCGAGAAGCTGTCGCATCCCGGCGGGAAGGGCGTGTTCTATTTGCTGCCGGGTGAGGAAGTGACTCCGGAGCAGAAGGAAGAAATCTCGAAGTACCACACGGTGGACTGGACGCGGCAGATTGCCGAGTCCGAGCTGGTGGAGATCAACCGGGATCCCTCGCCGGTTTTGGCGACGGTGATGGAGGTTACTCCGGTGGCAGTGCCGGCGCCGGTGGAAGTGGGCACGTCTGAGGTGACCCCCCCTAAAATCCCCCCCACTAAAGTGGAGGGGACAGAATGGGATGAGGTGCCGTATGCGCAGCTGCAGGAACTGGCGAAGAGCGCGGGGCTGGAAAAGGTGCACGGCGTGAGCCGCGCCGATTTGCAGGCGTACCTGATTGAGAAGCAGGTCGAGGTTCCGGCGGCGGAGTAGGACCCCTATCCCCGGCCCTTTCCCCATAAGATATAGGGAAAGGGAGAAAGCGGAGAACGCATGGCGTATATCAGCAGTTCGGATTTAAAAGGTCGGCTTTCGACGAAGGAACAGATCCGGCTGTATGCGGACAAGACGCTGCCGACGGATCCTGAGCCGGTGGCGTTAGACACGAACATTCTGACGCCGCTGATCAACCAGGCGTCGCTGCTGATGGACGGCTATTTCCGGCGGCGGTACACGGTGCCGCTGGGCACGGCGACGAATGAGATCAAGCGCTACTGCCTGGACATCGTTACCTACTACGGTTATCAGCGGCGGGGTTCGATTCCGGAAGCGATAGACAAGGACTACGATCGGGCGATCAAGTGGCTGAAGGAATGCGCGCGCGGCGAAGTGGATCTGGGACAGGAGCCTCCGCCGACCGCGAACAGCACGCGTACGATTGAAGTGACGAGCACGGAGCGGAAGTTCACGGACACGACGATGCAGGGGCTGCTGTGAGTAACCCCCATCCCCCAGCCCCTTTCCCCACCGCGTGGCAAGGTAACCCCTATCCCCCAGCCCCTTTCCCCACCCTGTGGAGAAAGGGGGGAGTAGGTTGATTATTCTGCGGGCGAATCAGAGTTCGTTTGGGCGGGCGGTGAATGCGCTGACGGTTCCAGTGGAGAATCGCGGGCCGTTGATGACGAAGCTGGCGGCGGATTTAGAGCGCTCGGTGAACCGGAATTTCCGGGAAGGCGGGAGACCGATTCCGTGGCCGCGATCGCGGCGGGTGATCAGCGGGCGGGGACAGAAAACTCTGATTCATACGGCGGCGCTGTTGAATTCGATCCGGCGCAGGCACACGGGAGACAAGGCGACGGTATTCACGGCTGACATCCGCGCGCGGATCCACGAATTCGGGGGCACGATTTTCCCGCGCGAAGCGGGGGCTTTGACGATTCCGATTGATCCGGCGGCGGAGAACCGGAGCGCGAAGACGTTTGAGAATACGTTTTTGTTGAAACGGGAAGGGAAAGCACCATTGATCATGCAGCGACTGAGTGACGGCGGAGTGCGGCCGTTGTATATATTGCTGAAGAGCGTGCGGATACCGGCGCGGCCGTTTATGACGCCGCCGGAAGAGGATCTTTTGAAGATGGATCAGAGAGTACTCGATCATATATCTAAGGTGAACCCCTAACCCCCAGCCCCTTTCCCCACCACGTGGAGAAAGGGGGGAGTAGGAATATGGCGAGTAAATCTTTGCAGGTGGAGAACGCGATTCTGGCGGATCTGGAGAATATGTCTCCGCGGCCATTTTACATCGAGCGATTCGAGGGGCCGTTCAGCGAGGAGGTTTTGGCGCGGTGGCTCGCGGGAGTGCAGAAGCCCAGTGTGGCGGTATTTTACAGCGGCGGGCCAAGGGATCCGGGAAGCAACAGCGAACGGGGCGCGGTGACGCGGATGACAGCGCGGTTCGAAGTCTGGATTATCCACGACCGGCTGCGGGGCTATGAGACCGGGATGGTGGAAACGGGCGGAGTGCAGGATCTTTTAGATGCGTCGTTCGTGCGGCTCGCCGGATCCCGGGTGGGACTGGTATGGATCAGTCCTCTGGAATTCGTGAGCGAGGATCACGTGGCCACGGAAGAGAGCACGGGGACGATGGTGTGGAGCCAGATGTGGAAGACGGACTTTATCCGTTAAATTTGAAACCTGAAATTTAGGAGAAAGATCATGAGTCCAGCAGCGGATGCGGATCTGCAGATTGTGAGTTCGCGCGTGCATCGCGGCGGCGGCAACGTGTGGATCGTGGAATACGACGCGACGAAGGATCCGTACCAGCCGCACGCGTCGCTGGATACGGCGGCGATTGCGACCGCGACGACGCTGAGTTGTTATCGCGCGGTGGCGTCGGGCGACCTGCACGTGCTGAATCAATTCGGATCCAGCGGGACGCTGGACATTGACATTTTCGCGCAGGATGCGGCGGCGGAAAACAAAGCCTTTTCCGCCCTGGCCACGAACGATTTCACGATCACCGCGCTGACGACGGGGCGCAGCGTGGGAGCGGTGGTGAAGCTTTTGGACGCGGCCGATTACACGATCACGGACTGGAAGAACATCGGTCACCTGGGCGGCACGACCTTGCGCGACGCGACGCCGACGGAGCACACGTTTAACGAGAAGCGGGAGAAGGTGGCGGCGCACGACGGCGACCGGGACATCGGCCTGGTGACGGTGATGCTGCAGAGCACTAAGTTCGAACTCGATTTTCTGACCAAGGAGGCGCGGGGGCTGTTTTATGCGCTGAAGTATGTGGTGGACTACGGGGCGCTGGGCAAGCAGATCGTGGTGGCGAAGTACGCGAAGATCGTGTCGAATATCGAAGCGCCGTTCGCGTCGGACCGGGACACGCAGTTGTCGGTGACGTTCGAAGTTCTCAAAGATGGCACGAGCGACGAGTACCAGATCTATCTGGGATAAGTCCTAACCCTCAACCCCCATCCCAACCTTCCCCCACCACGTGGGGGAAGGAGGAAGAGTGGAGAAAGGGAGTAGAAGAGAACAGACCCCTAACCCCGGAGCCATAATCAACACGGCTCCTGATTCAGACCCCTAACCCCGGCCCTTTCCCCATAGGATATAGGGAAAGGGAGTAGCAGAGAAAGATGATTGACAAAGCGAAGCAAATAGCGACGTATGAGGTGGGCGGGCGGGTGCTGTACATGCGCCCGCTCACCTTGCAGCAGCGGCAGGACCTGGAGCGGTGCGAAGCGTGGCAGCAGATCACGGTGACCTCGAAAAGCGAGAACACGATGAACGTGATGCTGACAGCGGAGGTGCTGGCTCCGATTTGTTCGATCGTGCTGACGGATGAGGCCGGCGGCCCGGTGACGGTGACGGTGGAGGAAACGCGCCGCTGGAGCTGCGACTTTGCGATGGAGCTGAACGAGGATTTTTTTTCTTTGAATCCCAGATTGGCAGCCTTCTTCACCACCTTGCTGATCGCTACCCTGAACTTGCCGGGAGCGGCGGCGAGCCTCAATGGAAAGGCGGAGATTTCTGGGAGCACCTCAGCAGCCTCGCCAGCGGAGGCGACATCACCAAGCAGGCCGTCGTGATGAAAATGCGCGCGGTGGACGTGCTGTATTTTGTGCTGTGCAGTCCGCCGCTCCAAGCCTACAAGCGGACAAGCTGACACACTGACACACTGACATGCAGATCCCATCGCAAAGAAGGCTCCTGATACAGACCCCCCCTAACCCCCCCGCAGGCGGAGGGGGACAGACGCATGCCTGAATCATCGCGCGAATTAAGTTACTCGATTATTCTCGACCAGAACGGGCGCCCGTTCGTGAAGCAGGTCGAGAGCACGATGGGGGACGCGTCGCGAGCGGGCGAGAAGCCGGCGGCGAAATTAGGCGCGACGCTGGGCCGGGTGATCACGACGGGCACGCTGGTGCGATTGGGGACGGCGGCCTTTCTGCTGCGGCGCATGGGACTGGCGGCCACCGAACAAAGCCCGGCGGTGCAGAAATTATCGCGCGACGTGGACGTGCTGCAGGGCAAGCTGGGCACGGAACTGCAGGCGGGGTTCGGGAAATTGGCGAGCAGCATGAGCCCGGCGATCCAGGCGTTCACGAATGCGGACGGAAGCCTGCACGGGCTGGTGCTGACGGCGGGAGCGCTGCTGCTGCTGGGTCCTAAGCTTAACAAATTGTTGGTGGGATTGGGCGCGACGAATCCGATCATCATCGCGACGTTTGCGGCCCTGGCGGCGGGGGGAGCGGTGGTCGGAAAATTAGGGCAACAGGCGGCGGAGGTGGAAGCCCGGCTGCGAAAGTTTCAGGAGATTGCGGCGGCGGCTCCGAGCACGGCGGCTCTGGAAGAAGAGATCGAACTGCACCGGCAGCGGATCCTGGAATTGGAAGCGGAGACGCGCGCGCAAGCGGCGAAGACGCAGGCCGAAGCGAGCGACGTGCAGATGAAATACCGGCACGTGCAGGCCAGCCAGTTGCAGACCAATGCGAACGCGAAAGAGATTGCCGATCACGAACAGATCATCGCGGTTTTGCAAACGGAAATACGGCAGCGGGAAGAACTGATTGACAATCTCAATGCGGTGACGGCGCTGGCCGGTCCGGAAACGTCGGCGGACCTGATCAACAGGCTGAACGTGGAGATCGCGCTGGGGAAGACGAAGTTGGGGCAGGCGCGGGACGAAGTGAGCCTGCGCGAGGAAGCGCTTAAAACGCAGTTAGCGGCGTTGAAGGTTGAAGGCGAAGCGGAATCCAAGGAACGCGCGTTATCGTCCCTGGGGCTGCTGGATCGCTTTCAGAAGGCCAAAGATTCGGCGGAGCAGCAAGCTATTCTGACGGAAGCGCGTTTGCAGACCGAGCGGGAGCTGCTGAGTATTCAGTCCGCGTATGCGAATCTGGGCGACCGGATCACGGAGCAGCAGAAGAAGCAATTGAGCGAGGCGCAGCATCGCGCGCAATTGGTGGCGCAGATCGCGGACGCGATCGCGGAGCAGGGACCGATCGAAGAGTTGAATTTAGCGCGGGCGCAGTTGCGGGCGTTTCTGGAGGACGGGCACAAGGAGACGGAGATCCAGGTGCTGGAACTCAAGAAGCAGATCGTGGAATTGGAAGCGAAACAAACCGCCTTCGTGGAGCAGCGGGCGCAGAGCGAATTAGAATTATCGCGCGCGAAGTCGCAGCAGTTCGAACAGGAAAAGCGGGAAGCGGAAGCGCGGGAACAATTCGCGCGGGCGGTGGGCATCAGCGTGTCGCGGCTGGGCGCGGAGAACGAAGCGCAATTTCGAGCGCAACGAATTCAAGATCTGCGCGAGGAGCTGCTCTTAGAAAATCTGACCAACAATGAAATCCTGCTGCGGGCGCAACGGATCAACGAACTTTCGCAGGTGGATGAAGCGGCGGCAGAGAGACAGAAGGCGGCGCTGAACGAGTTGATAGGCTTATTGCAGCAGGAACGGGACGCGGCGAGCCAGATTCCGCCGGAATTAAGATTGATCGGCCAGGCGGGGGAACAAGCGTTGCAATCGCTGACGAGGAATTTCGTGACGGCGTTCACGCGCGGGAAAAAAGAAGCGCAAGACTGGGGCGAGGTGGTGCTGTCGGTGATCGAGGATATTATCGCACGGCTGTTAGTGGCGGTGCTGCTGAAGAGCATTGTGAGCGCGTTCAGCCTGGGAACGGGCGGCGGATCGTTGATCGGCGGACCGCTGGGGGACCTGATCAATCCGGGCGGCGGGAATGCGGCACGATTTCCGGGCGGCGGGCTGCCGAATTTTCCGGTGCCGCAGTTGGCGGGAGCGAGTTCGTTCGGGGGATTCGGCAGAATGGAACGGGCGATCCAAGAGATGCGGGCCGACATCAGCGCGCTGCGCTCGGAAGGAATTGCGATCACGGGTCAGGGCACGCTCTCGGGGAACGACATCCGCTTTTCATACAAGCGGGCGGAGAGTTCGGCGGGGAACCGGAAGCTGTGAAGCCTAACCCCGGCTCTTTTCGGACCCCTATCCCCGGCCCTTTCCCCATAAGATATAGGGAAAGGGGGCAAGGATCAGGATGTGGGAATTAGAGATTGACGGGGTGCGGCTGGGGCCGACGCAGTTCGGGAAGCCGAGCGGAGTGCGGGTGGGGTATCGAGGGCCGACGTTAGGTTCGCGCGAGGCGGGGAGCGCGGATTTCACGGTTTTTCATCCGGAGGATCCGGCGCGGCCCAGTTACTGTCAGCGGGGCCGGATCGTAGATCTATTCCACGGTGGATTGAGGATGTACCGGGGAGTGATCGCGCAGGTGACGGATCTCCGGTATGCGACGCAGCTGGGCACGCGGGAACCGGCATCGCGGCTGAGCGAAATAGAGGCCGGGATGCCGACGGTGAATTTTCAGGCGAATCCGGACGGCTACGTGTATTACGACGATTCGACGGAGTGGACGATTGCCGGGCGGAGACAGCATCCATTCACGATCCGGACGGAGGGGAGTTTCACGACGGATCCGCTGTACTACACGCAGTTGACGCGGGACTGGCTCTTTGACAGTTATGAGTACCTGGGGCAGGGCAGCAGCGCGATCGCGCGGCGTTCGATCTTGCACACGGAGTTGACGCTGACGGAGATTGCGGAGCGGGTACGCGACCAGGCGAATGCGCTATATCCGGGGCTGATTATGGGGATTGACGTGCAGCTGAGCGGAGTGCGCAATCAGTTGACACGACCCCTGCACACGCCGGACGAGCAGTTCGTGCATCAGATCTGGAACGAGCCGGAGCAGCGGCAATTTTCCGGCGGGCTGTTGACGCGGACGATTTTCGGCAGGCGATATTCGTTCGCGTGGATTGAGACCGGCGAGGAAATACGGCTGTATCAATTGACCAATCATTCGCGGGCGGTGCCGCTGGGGCGGATTCCGGTGGTTTATGACCCGAGCTGGGAGGGGATGTGGGTTTCGCCGGAAGTATCGGGCCGGCCGGAGGCGGTGTTTTACCGTTTGTTCATCCTGGCACATCAGTTTGGTTATGAAACGCGGGCGGAAGTCTGGATCGTGCCGCTCAGTTATCCGCGCACGCTGGAGGCTGAGGATGAACTGGTGCATGAGGTTACTGAGCGATACGGGGACAGCAATATCGCCGACGGTCCGGCGGCCTATCTGCAATGGGATCCCGCGCAGAACGACTACCGGTTGACGACGGTTCCGAATGCGCGGCGGCACACGGATTCCTTTCGGAGCGACGGGCGGTATGCGGTGAACGCGAACGGCATCGTGGAATGGAACGGGAATATCCTGTTGGAGGAGCACGCGATTGATTTTCGCGGGGGGAAATTAAGCGACGTGCTGCACGAGTTGACGATCGCGAGCGGGGCCGAATGGTGGGTGGATTCGGGAGGCGTGCTGCGAGTGGAGCGGGTGGACCGACCGGTGCGCACGGAAAACATCAACGGGATTATCCTGTCGGATATTCCGACGGAACGGGACGCGGAGCAAGCGGAAGACGTGTCGTTTTCGGGGATCGAAACGAACGAGATTTACACGCGGCTGATGAACCGGGAGTTGAAAGCACTGGCGGGAGAGCACCAGGCGGTGCGGCGCGACATTTTGATCGCACCTCATTTGCCAACGGTGCCGGCGTTGGGAGCGCGGCTGCGGCTGAACGGGACGGAAGGCGGGCGGATCGTGGCCTACGAACCGCGCGGGGAGACGCTATTTTTGGAGACGGAGAGCGCGCCGGCGGCGGCACCACCGGAGCGGCTGGAGATCGAGATCACCCTGGACACCTATCTGCGGGCGGACCTTCCGACGTCGAACTTTGGGACGCTGAATACGCTGTTCGTGCGGCAGGGCATTTTGGCGCAGCTGCGTCGCATACTCTTGAAGGCTGATTTGTCGAGTTTGCCGGTGCGGGCGCGGCTGAGGCTTGCGGAACTCTGGGCGAGGACGCTGGGCAGTGCCGGGGCCGAGGGTTATGTGGAGGCGCGTCCGGTTCTGCAGAACTGGACAGAGACGGGAGCGACCTGGAACACGTATGACGGATCGAACGCATGGACGGCCGCGGGCGGGGACTACGGCGACGCGAGTGACACGCAGGAGATCATGCTGGCGGGGGGGGGAAGCTGGAGAAAGTGGAACGTGAAAACGATTATCGAAGGGCAGCGTGCCGGTCAGAATTTCGGGATCCTGCTGAAATTTGCCGACGAATCCGATCTGTCCACTCTGCAACGGGGATTTACGAGCGGCGAGGGCAGCAGCCGGCCGAAGCTGGTGCTGGAGTTTGATCTGTGATCTATGGGCAGGGACCACCCGTCGCCAAGTTGATAGATCAGTACGGCGCGCGGATCGCGACGGTGCTGTTAGCGCGTCCGGTGCGGCGGGAGATCAATGGCTTCGAAGAGGTCTACACGAATTTAGGAACGGATGCGACAGGGCAAGAGGTGACGCGGTTCGAAGGGGTGCGGTATCACACGAAACTGATCTACACGTCGCACGCGCAGAACCAGGCGGACATTGCGCAGGTGCTGCGAGTGAAGCGGTGGCGCGGGAACGGCCGCCAGATTGCATTTCAGCCGCATGATGACAATAATTCGATCCGGGCGATCTGTACGGCGACGGGACCGGCGGCGCGCCCGTGGGGCGGCAGAGTGACCGAAGAAGAGATCGTGCTGGAATTGATCGGGACGCAGTTGTTTCCAGAGGAACCGATTCCGAGTCTGGACCGCGTAGGGAGAATGATCCGGGGACGGATCCTCACGACGGTTTGGCAGGACAGCTGACACACTGACACACTGACACACTGACACACTGAAAACGGAAATATGAGCGCAAGACTACCCTACATAGTGCAGGAGGCGGACGGCGACGGGATTCCGTCGCTGGTGATCACGCTGCACCGCACGGCGGACGACACGCTGCTGGACACGCTGACGGAGGTGGGCACCGGCGAGTATTGGATGGAGCACAATATCACCGAGAAATGCACGCTGAAAATCGGCGGCGTGGCGATAGCCGGCATGACGGGCTTCATCTTCGTCGCCGATGACCTGCTGACGGCCGCAGTGCTGGCGAGCACGGCCAACAGCGAGGGGGCCTCGTTGATCGGGATCGAGGACGCGAGTACGCGTTTCACCGGCAGCAATTTGGAGACCGTGCTCGGGGAAATGCCGACCTCGGATGAACTGGCTTCACAGACATCCGGGAAAGGGGCCTCGCTGATCGGAGTGCAGGATGCGAGCGCTTATTACACCGGCGTGACGGTGGAAGCGGTGCTGGCGGAAATTGGGACGATCATGTCGCTGCTGAACGGACTGACGGCGAATGCGGCGGAACTGAATAAGTTAGACGGCGCGAGCGCCAACGTGACGGCCGCGAATCTGAACACGCTGACGGCGGGAGCGACCAGCGACGCGGACGCGCTGCACACGCACGAGACGCTGCAACTGACGACGATCTGGGGCAAGACGACGGGCGGGGCGCGCAGTGATATTGAGATCAGCACGGAGGCGATCAGCGGGAACACGGACGGGGGTGACGTTCTGATTAACACGTCACCGAGCGGGACCGGGCTATACGGAGCGGTGCAGATCCGGACGTCGGATGGAAATTATGACGTGGTGTCACGGTGGGACACGGGAGACTTCGATTACGCGGGAACGTTCAGCGGCAATGCAATTGATCCGGCGGACCCGAGCGCGCTGAAACGCATGCTGCTGGCGATGGACGGCTGGATTCAGCAATTGGCAGGACTGCAGTGGCCGGGATCGGATACGGTGTGGCGAACGCTGTGGCAATCGAATTTCAGCGAGACGCCGGGCACGGTGACGACGAACGAAACGCTGCCGCTGACGGATTTCGATTTTGTGTATGCGCAGACCACAGCGGCGATCATCAAGCGGATCTGGCTGGCCCCGACGGATAATCTGTTTTACGAACTGCAATTGCGGTTCTACGCGAAGGTGAGCGCGGGATCGGCGACGGTGACCTTCACGCACGTGTCCAGCGGGACGGCGGTGGCGGTAACGGTGAGTGCGACGACGGACACCTGGCATACGTCCGATATTATCACGCTGAACCAGAGTTTTGCGAACCCGGAAGAATTCACGATTGACATCAAGTGCGCCGGCGGAACGACGCTGACGATCTATGATAACCTGCTGATCCAGGCGCGACCGTGAGAGAGCTGATCGAGCAACGGATAACGGAATGCGAGGAACGGATCAAGGGGTACGATCGCGCACTGGCGATGCACCGGCAGACACTGATGGATTTGCAGAAGCAAGTGGAGGCAGTGGTCAGCCGACGCGCGGAAGCGCTGGTCGAAATACGGACACTACGGCGATTGCTGGAGGCTACAGATGGGACAGGGACGCAGGAAGGGATTCGGGACGCGGGATCTGTGCCGAGCGGCGGCGCAGCGTCTGCCGGGGATGACAGCGGAACAGGTGAGGGAAATTCTGTACGAGGTGCTATCGGAGGTTGCGAATAGAGTGGCAGCGGATGAGCTGGTTAGCGTGCAAGGGTTTGGGAGCTTCGAGGCTCTGGCGAGTACATGGCGAGAGGATGGCGTTGAACAAAGGAGAGTGAAGTTCAGGCCGAGTCGTATGCTAAAACAAACACTAAATAATAAGCCATAAGCGGTTACTTATGGCCTGACATAGCGCAGAATTTGCATAGCGTCTAATCTAAACGGTTAGACGTTTTTAGTTTGTTTGGCTCTTGATTTCACTCCCGGGGAGAGTTGATTGTCGTCTTCTTACAGAGAGTGCTACAG